ACCTAATATAACAGTAACAGGCACAGTAGATAGAGACCAATCAACTACACCAGAAAAAGTTACTGGTCCAGCCAAAGGTAATTCATCTGATGGGGATAAAGCTAATTTTTATGTACCTACACAGAAACAACTAGAAAGTTTTGCTACCGATGTTATATACGATGATAGTAGTACACCTATTCAGTTGGTTGTTCAAACATCAACCGGCACAGTATATGGAACTTATGAGGTTGCAATTACTCAAGCTAGATTTGATTTAGCTCCGGGAACAGAAGATAGGTTTTCATTTTCAATGACATTTGTTGCAAAAGATAGACAGGATTCATAATGGCGATAGGAACTAACCCAAGAGTAGCAAGGATGTTAGTGCAGTATTGGAGTGGTTCTGCATGGACTAATCTTGCGGATTCTGATGGTGTGTCAAGAGTATTAAACTTATCAATAACCGACACTCTTAATAACCCTAGATATGTTTCAATTACACTTTTTAACCCAAGAGCTTCGGGACAAGATGCTTTTGGCACGGGTGATTTTAACACTGTTGTAAAAAATAAAATGAAAATAAGACTAGTTGACCAGACTACATTTAGTATTCTATTTCTTGGTCAAGTAGACAATATAGTTCCTGAAAATAGTTTAAAAGGTTATACTTTAACAATTACAGCTTATGATAGTTTAATTGAGCTTACTCAAAATATATTAAAGAAAGATTTCTTAAATGATAGTGATAGAAGCGAGTCACCTGCTGTTTTAAATAATGATTTTATATCAGAGGATATAGATGAGTTAATAGACTATGGAAGTTTTAATCGAGGTACTGGTAATAGGTCAATAGAAGTAGTAAATACTACAGATAGTGATGATGCAGGTGCATTTAGATTCCAGAAATCATTAGGAAAAACTAATACTAGAGATAAAGACTTTAGTGCCTCTGGGGGTAGTTATTTAAATGCGATAAAAAGATTAGCTGAATTAGAATCAGGTATTGAAGCAACAGCATCAGCTAAAATAACTGGTGGTTTAAAACCATATAATTTTTATGTAGATACAAATTTTCAGACCACCGCTACTAACACAGAGGGTAGTGGAAACTTTTTTAATTACTTTCCAGCAGGATGTATGCCTGCAGCAGCTCAATCAGGTACTAGTTATACATTAGCTAATCCAGCGGATGACGGACTAACATTAATGTTTGGTACTGGTAGTGCTGTAACTGAAACGGGTCAAACTTTAAAATTATTACCATCTTTTAGCTTTGAAGATTTAGCACGAGAAAGAGTTACACATTTAACAGCCCACTTCAAAGACCCTATATCTGGGTATGCAAAAGACTTAGAATTTGAAGTATTTAATTACAAGTCAATATCTAGCGGAGCGGGACTACAAGATATCTATGAACCTAGTGGAACTGATACTGGGGGTACAGAAACAGGTAAAACTTTAGAACAAACGGATAACATTGTAAAAGATACATCAGGTAATACAGTAGGATTTTTACAGTATATAAGTAATGTTTCTGGGGCTGGTTTTGCACTATTAAGTGGTACTACTGGGACTGATGGTTCTATTAGACACAGTGTTGCTGCTGGTGAACAATTAAATGTCAGTAGTTCAGGGGGTAGTGCACTAGGAAACTTTACATTATCAGATACTACAGACCCCAATGGAAGTGATATATTTAGACCTCAAGAGGTATTTCAACAGAAAATATTAAGAAACTTTAGTATCAATACAGGTGATTTACTAACTTTTAGAAGAGCAGTTGCGGCAGCTTTTGAAAATAAAGATACAAGAAGAGTTAGAGCTAAATTTTCATTAGCTAGTGGTTATCCATATCATTTTGTAGAGGGGCAAGTAAATTCAGTATCTACTAATACTATAACTGATAGCACTATAGTTAATCAGCACTCTACAACCACAGATGGTTTAGCATCTGCTAATATAGATAGCTTTCCTACTGCCGGTATAAGAACTGGTATGGTTTTACATAAACTTACTGGTGAAAATGGTACTATGTCTGAGTATGGGTACATAGAAAAAACTGAAGATAATTCTTTAACAGCTGATTTAACTAATTCTGCTACATTCTCTACAAATGATTATTACAGAGTATATGTGCCATTACGAGTAGGACACACTGTGCAGATTAAAAATACAGCGATTGATTCAAGCCTTTTCAATCATGTAGTAACATCGATTACCTATGAAGAAGGTGAACAAGGTTTCATGACATATTTAGAAACTGTTGGAGATATTAGCAACCCGAAAGCCCTCACAGCCGGAGTAAGAGTAAAACCTTCAACTGCTCCTATTGATTATGATGATGAAACTTACTCAGATGCTCTACCACTTGCAAATCAAAACCCTGTATTTACGGGTGAATTTAAACCGGGGAATACGAGTGATAATAATTTAAATACTGCAATCCAATATACGGCTGGTACGTTTTCAGTGGATGGTTTTGACCATACTATTTCTGCAGGTGATAGTGAGGATGCTACACACGGTGTTGATGGAGGGGCAGACCACAGTGGAACAGCTTTTGCAGATTCTACACAATATGTAATATTTTTCGACCCTGCTATATCTACCAGTAAATTTCAAATAAGGTCTAATGCTGACTATGAAAAACAAGCACAAACTGCAGCCGGAGGTTCAGGAAATGCATCTAGTGCTTTCCAAGGGGACTTAATAAGATTAGGTTCAGCTAATAAGGCTAGCCAAACTAATGCAGAAGCACCTTTTGAATTGACTAACCTTGAAACTCCTAATAGTAATTTTAAATTAGACGCTCAATCTATTTCTGCTAACTGTATTACTGCGTCTTTAATCGCAGCAGATACTATAACAGCAGCTGAAATGGCAGCAGATTCTATAACAGCAGATGAAATTGTTGCAGCTGCTATAACATCTAAGCATACAATTACAGGTGCAACTATTCAAACATCCTCTAATACAAGTGCTGATAGAGTTATACTAGATGCAAATGGAATAGATGTAATAAGTAGTGGTGCTAGTTCTACAATATTAGATATCTTTCATAGAAGTGGTAGCACTGCAACAGGGATAGGAGCAATATATTCTGATTCTGGTCAATGGAATTTAGCATCATTTGACGGAAGCACTAGAACTTCAGTTATTAGTATCGCTAAACGTGGTACAACGATAGGAAGCAATAGTGCAGTATTATTTATTAATGGAATTACAGAATTTGTCAATAATGTATTTATGCAAGGAACTTTAACAGCAGATAGCGTGACTGTATCATCAACTTTACAAGGTGGAGGTTCTGGTAGTGCCATAGGGACAACTAATACTTCTACATCATTCGGCAAAATACTTATGGGTGGTGGGTTCGCAACTGCCCCAGCATTCTCTTTTTCTGCAACTTCTGATATGGGTATGTATAGATATGCTGAAGATTATACAGGGTTCTCAGGTAATAGTAATTTAGCAGCTTATATAGGAGCAACAACTTCTGGGAATGGTGCAGTATTTACTCATTTCTATACTTTTATGAGTGACACTAATACTTTTATAGCTTCTACTGGTTCTGATGTAATACAATTTACCACCGGAGGCACACATAGAGTTAGTATACAAAGTTCAGGTATATTGTCTGAAGAGGGAAGTAATAGTGCTCCCGGATATTCATTCGTAGCAGACCCTGACACAGGCATATATAACACTGCCAATACTTTAAATATGACATTTGGAGGGACAGCTAGAGTTCATTTTGGTAATGCAGCTTTTGGAAGTATTGATGCGGATATATTTACTTTAGGAGACATTGAAGCTACTGGTGATATAAAACATGGAGGTAGTATTATTTCTTCTGATATCGCATACAAATCAGATATTATTGATATTCCTTATGGTTTAGACGTAATAGATAAATTAAAACCAAAAGAATATACTGCTGATTATGATAATAAAAGACACATTGGTTTAATTGCTCAAGATGTAAAAGAGTTATTACCAGATTTAGATGTGGCTAGCGGAAAAGAAGGAACATTAGGACTTAGATACGAAGAACTAACTGCTATATTAATAAAAAGTGTACAAGAATTAAAACAAGAAATAAACGACTTAAAGGAGAATAGATAATGCCAGACGTAACAGTAAGTTTTACAGACGCTCAATGGACAAGAATTGTAGCTGCTTCAAGTTATATCAAGAGTGGTCCCGGTTTAAGTGGGGATGTTGATGCAACTTTTTTAGCAACTAAATTTAAAGACCAAATCTCAGCAGAAGTAAAAGAGTATGAAAGACGAGAAGCAGACATTTCTGATTTCTAAATGAAAGCTAAAAACAAGATAATAAGGTTACGCACTAAGTATCCTTTAATGTCTTCAGCTGAAATTAGTAGACAAGTAGGCGTTAGTCGTGTCTATGTTCACAATATTTTAAAGAAAAATGACCTACAAACTAAAGTCCCAAAACCTCAAAAGGTGGTATACTGTAAAGAGTGTGGTGATATAACTACTGATAAAGGTAGAATACACGAGGGAGAGTGCACATTTAAGTCAAGATTTATGAAATTGACATGTTCTTGGTGTAAAGTGCCCTTTTATAGAAGAAAAACCGTAGTAAAAGCAAGGATTAAAAGTAAATTAAAGAATATTTACTGCACATATGACTGTTATGCCGAATATAGACGATACAATGCGAATAAATGACGACCTGATTGAGAAATGGGAGCCAAAAATCTACAAAATGTTGCAAAATGCTTACATTGAGGGCTGGGAAAAGGAAGATTTAGTCCAAGAGTTAAGATTAACGATTATTAGAGCCGCAAAAAAGTATGATTCTAACCGAAATGCATCTTTTCACACTTATTTACACACTGCGATGGTAAATACTCTTAGAACTCTGCATACTAAGTCTACTAAAAAGGTAGACACTGTTAGTATGGATAGAAATAACTCATCTTCAAATCTAGATGGGGATGAATTTACATTGAAAGATAAATTACCCAGCACTGACAATTCAATTGATGAATTACGGTTAGACCATTTTTTAAATTCTTTAGGCTTAGAAAATAACGAAAAAGAATTCTTGACAATGAAGTATAAAAATTATACTATGGAACGTATTCAAGATAACTTGACTGATACTTCTATATATAAAGTCAAGAAATCGTTAAGAAATAAGTATAAAGAAGGAGACTAATTGGAAAATTATAATTTTATAGAGTCGGGACTTATATTTGGACTATGTGATTCACAGAACTTTAAATCTTTTACACATCCAATAAAAGATTTTGCTCAACACGGGGATACATATAAATTTATTCAAGAATATTTAGATGAGTATTCAGAGTCACCTAGTAATCAAATACTGATAGAAAAGTTTCCGCATCTTTCTACAGATGCACAAGACATGAACTTTCAGTACGCCCTTGCTGAATTTAAAAAACAAGTGATGTTTAGGAATATAATTAGTGCATTTTCTAACAACAAACCAATTCTAGAGCAGAACCCTAAAAAAGCATTGTCTTTAATTATGGAGGGTTTACATGATGTAGAAATTTTACACGATTCTGATGTAAGTCAATATGACTGTGGGGAACTTGATAGATTTGAAGAATGGAAAGACAAAAATAGTAAAAGAGAACTAGGAGATGGTATGATTGGCATACCTACTCCTTTTGATGTTATCAACTCTACAGGTATGGGATGGCAACCCGGTGATTTAATTACAGCTTATGCGAGACCAACTGTGGGTAAAACATGGTTATGTTGTAAAATAGCAGCTATAGCAGTAGAAAAAGGTTTTAAAACATTACTAGTATCTACTGAAATGACTAAATCATCTATCAATTTAAGAATGGATGTTATATTAGGACACATGAGGGGGTTCAAGTTATCACACTCTGCGATACGAAATGGTAATGAGATAGATGAAAATGAATATAAGAAGTTTTTAACTAGTAGTGATTCAAGAAACCTACTGATATGTGACCACATTAGTGGAGAAGATAGTATATCTTTACCTAGTATCACAAACCTAGTTAGAAAGTATTCACCTGATTTATTAGTTATAGATGGGGTTTACTTAGTATCTACTCAAGATGCCAAAAGAGCCGCTTGGGAACAATCTCATTCGCTGTTCTATGGCTTAAAAAATTTAGCATTATCAACTAATACAGCAGTTATGGCTTCAACACAGGCTACACGAGATGCATCTGATATGTATGTCCCACCTGCCCCTAATCAAGTGGCATTTGGAGACGCATTGATAAGAGCTTCAGATGTAGCAGTGTCAATGTCTATGATGAAAGATGACCTTGATATGGTAATACAAGATAAAAGACAAATACAGTTTCAAAAGTATAGAGATGGAGATTTACCATTCTCTGACTTTGAATTTATATGGAGGGTAAACAATGGACACATTGAGCAAACTAATGCGACAATATAAAAATAGTACGTTTTTAAATTTACAATGTGCAAAATGTAGCATTAATGGTAAATACGATATAGGATTGACAGTTAAAATACCACTGTTAAAATCAGATGGCTCTCCAAGAGTTAAAATATTAGGAATAATAAAAGACGACCCCTCATGTATTAAATGTGGAACAACATTCCCAGAGGGATATAGGCAGGTAAAAGGTGACCTTGTATACAGAATACAACCAAACAGGACAAGATTTGATAGATTGGACTAACATCTTACAAAAAATTGATGTTGATGTACCACTAGGTGAGGAACAGTTCAATATAGAATGTCCTTTCCATAAAGATGATAAACCATCTTTATCAATAAATACTAAAAAAGGGGTATGGATATGCTTTGCAGGTTGTGGTCAGGGTAGCCTAAAAAGTTTTATTAGGAAGCGTACCGGATGGAGTGCTCGTGAAATATTAAACTTTTTGGCAGAGAACTCAGATGGTTACGACCCTGTAAAAATGTTTGAATTGAATACTCCTGCTCCTCTTGGACTACCAGCACTTGAAGAAAAAGTATTCCCTTATAAACAATATGTAGTGCCTAAATGGATATTTGATAGAGGGTTTGATAAGCTTACATTAAATAGATGGGGGTGTGGTATAACACCCAGTAATGGATTAGTAATTCCTGCTCACGATAAGGATGCAAAGTTAGTTGGTTGGATAATTAGGAGACAATTTGGGATACCGAAATATGTTTATGCTAAAGGCTTCAAGAAATCACACATATTATTTGGACAACCTTTGGTTGACACATCAAATGCAGTATGTATAACTGAAGGTGCGTTAGATGCTATGTGGTTGAATCAACTTGGGTATCAAGCAGTTGCTTTACTAGGCATGCAGATGTCTAAGGTTCAAGAGGATTTGATATTAGGATTACCATCAAAAGAAATAATATTGTGTTTAGACAATGACGATGCAGGTAAAAAAGGTAGAGATTATATATTGACAAGATTAAGAGGTCGTGTTAATATATCCTATCTAAAACTTCCCAATCAATATAAAGATGTGCAGGAAGTAAAAAAGTATGATATACTAAAAGAAACAATAAACAACCGGCGTAGCTGGTGAAGGAGAAAAAATGGCAGGAATAGCCGATATACAAAATAGATATGAGAGTTATCAAAAGAATAGAAACTCTCAATCAAACAACAGTTTAGGCAGGGAACTATTTTTAAAACAAGATGGTGACCAAGCCTTCATAAAATCAATAGCAACAGGGAGTCCTGATGACCCTTATCTAGCAGAGATTAGATTACATACATTCCGTGAAGATGGTAGATGGCAATCTGTTCTACACACAGAAGATGGTCCAGCAGATGAAGTTCCTG